GTATGCTGCTATTATCCTTGCCCTCACCCTCGGGCTGTAGTGTTGTTAGCAGGTGCAAAAAATATATGCCTACAGTGATAAGGGAGGCAAGGTATCATATAGGCATGTCTGCACCAACTCACTATTTCATGGGGCAGATTGAACAGGAGTCTCGTTGCGATGAGGGAGCTACTGCCTTTGACGGAGGTATGGGTTTAGGGCAGATTATGCCTGAGACAGCAAAAGAGCTATACAAGAGGTATAAAGTGTTGCAGGAGTTCCCTTTCAATCCGTATGATCCAAGATGGAATATAAGGGCTTTGGTGCTTTATGATAGTGAATGCTATAACTCAGTTTCCTGTAGGGGCTGGTATTTTGCTTTCCGTGCATATAATGGGGGAGCTTCCCTGTTAAATAGGGAGATAGCAAGGGCTGGAAGCTGTGAGATAGAGAGGGTTGAGTCGCAGTGCAAGAGAAAAGTTCATAGGCTTAAAAATGGCTCACTATTTGATTTTTGCAAGGTAAATATTGAATACCCATATAAAATTTTTCGCAAGGCAGAAAAATGGGCGAGGTAAACATTTTGCTACAGTGTAAGAAATGCGGATTTATTATGAGCGTTACGAAGAGCTGGGTTAAGAAATGGGGATTTAAATGCCCACGATGCGGACATAAAGAATACAGGATAATATTGTGAACATATTGTCAATCATAGGCTTTATTTTTAAAAACTGGAAATATATTTTGTTTAGTGCTGTCTTTTTTGTTGCTGGAGTATATCTGGCATGGCACATACAGGGAATAAAAATAGATAGGCTGAAGGCTGAAGGCTTAAGGCTTAAGGCTGAATTAAAACAATGCGTTTCTGCCAACGAGAGTAATCAAAAAACAATATCTTCGCTACAGTCAGAAAATAAGAAAACAAATAAGCTTTGCAAAGCAAGGCTTGACATAAAAGAAAAAGTAATAAAGAAGATTCAGGAAATAGATGCTTTGAATCCAGAGCAAGAAGGGGAAAATAATGAAAAAAATACTGGCGATCCTATTTTGTTTAAGCTTAATAGGATGTTCAGGTAATCAAATAGTTCGTACTGAATATGTAATGCCTCAGGTCCCTGAGATACCTGAGGAACCAAACTATTATTCAGTTAAGTTTGAAAAGCAGAATACCAACTACTGCTTAAGCCCTGATAATGCAAAAAATTTGTTAAAGAATATTGAGCTTATGAAGGGCTATCAACTGGAGCTAAAAACAATACTTGAGGGACTAAAGAATGACAATCCTGGAAATAGAACAAGCAATAATTGATAGGCTTAGAGAGAAAATTCAGGGGCTTGAAATAGACAGTTTCCCTGAAAAACCTGCTGACTACAGGCTCAGGCATCCAAAGGGGGCTTTGCTTGTCCGTTATGCTGGCTGTACTTATAATGAACCTCTTGCAACAGATTACATTATTCAAGACAGAAAAATAAGCTTTGAAGTAAATGTCTTAATGAGACATCTTACAAGCCATGAAGGCGTTTATGCCTATCTTGATGCCGTTAGGATTGCCCTGACAGGATTTAAACCCCCAAATTGCGGAAGAGCATATCCCGTAAAAGAAGAATTTATTACAGAAGATGCAGGCATCTGGCATTATGGGATTACATTTTCAATGACTGCAAAGGCAGTTGAGGCAGCAGAAGATGAGCAGGTAATACTACTAAATAGAATTACAACAATAGATGAATTAAACGAAGAAACACTGGAGGTGCAAAAATGAAGTATCTATATGAAGGACCAAATTCAGGGGTAACGCTTCAGGATGGAACAGAAGTGCTCTTGTGGAATGGCAAGGAAGTTGAGCTTCCAGCTGACAATGAATATGTAAAAACCCTGATGGCTTTAGGATATCTAAAGCTACTTCAAGAAACAAAAGAAACAAAGAAAACAAAAAAGGAGGTAGCTGAAAATGCCAGCTAATTTCTTACATGGTGTAGAAACAATAGAAATTGAAAAGGGACCCCGCCCCATAAGGGTGGTAAAAACCGCAGTAGTCGGACTTGTAGGAACTGCGCCCATATGGTCTGTTGATGAGGAATATCAAACAGTAAATAAGCCCACACTTATACTTAATGACAGGGATGCAGTCAAATACTTTGGAGGGCAAAAAGCTGGATACACGATTCCTCAGGCACTTGATGCTATATTTGATCAGGGCGCAGGAATTGTTATTGTTGTAAATGTTTTTGATCCAGCTACCCACAAGACATCTATAACAGATGAACAAAAAACATTTGGCTCTGATGATACGCTTACGCTTGCCCATGAAGGAGTAGCAAATGAGGTTGTAAAAAACCAAGAGGGGACGACAACTTATGTAAAAGGAACGGATTACAACATTGACTATAAAACAGGAAAAATAACAAGAATTTCAACAGGCTCTATTCCTTCTGGAGCAACAGTAAAGGTATCATATGATTACGCAGACCCAACAAAGGTATTGAGTTCAGCAATAATCGGCACAGTAGATACAAACGGTAACAGAACAGGTATGCAGGCATTTCTTGATTGTTACAACCTCTTTGGATTCTTCCCGAAAATTCTGATTGCCCCTGTATATTGCACACAGAATTCTGTTGCCTCTGAGATGAATGTCATGGCTGGGAAACTCAGGGCAGTGGCAATAGTTGATGCGCCAATTGGGACAACTTTTCAGCAGGCAATTACAGGAAGAGGACCAGACGGAACAATTAATTTCAACTACTCAAGCGACAGAATGATACTTTGCTATCCACACTTAAAGGTCTATGACATCGCAACAGATACAGAAAGGCTTGAGCCATACAGCCAGAGGCTTGCAGGTGTGATATGTGCTAAGGATATTGAAAAAGGCTACTGGTGGAGCCCTTCGAATACAGAAATAAAAGGCATTGTAGGAGTGGAAAGAAACCTTTCCGCAATGATAAACGACCCTGACAGCGAGGTAAATATTCTCAACGAAAATGGAATTGTAACGACTTTCAACTCATATGGGACAGGCATAAGAACATGGGGCAACCGCTCAGCAGCATGGCCAAGCGTAACCCACCCAAAAAATTTCATCAACATAAGAAGAACTGCTGATGTGATACATGAATCAGTTGAATACTCAATGCTACAATTCCTTGATCAGCCAATCACTGATGCTCTAATTGATGCAATTTGTGAGAGCGTCAACATGTTCATTAGAACCCTTGTTGCTCGTGGAGCATTGATAGATGGAAAATGCAGTTTTGACAAATCTAAAAACCCTGTTACAGAGATTGCACTTGGACATCTTACATTTGACATTGAATTTATGCCACCTACGCCAGCAGAGCGTATCACTTTTGAGAGCTTCATAAACATAGAACTTTTAAAAAGCTTAGGAGGTAAATAATGAGCAAAATAAGCGTAAATAAGCTATATAACGCAAATGTATATGTAAACGGAACAAGCTTTCTTGGAAGGGCGGAGGAAGTAACCCTTCCTAAGGTTCAGGCAAAGATGGTGGAGCATAAAGCTCTTGGCATGTTTGGAGTAATTGAGACTGCTGCGGGCATTGAGAAAATGGAAGGAAAAATCAAATGGAGCTCTCTGTATCCAGAGGTTCTGGGTGAAATGGCTAATCCTTATAAGGCTGTATCAATACAGGTGCGTGCAAGTCTTGAAACTCACGATTCAACAGGCAGAATTGCAGAAGTCCCTGTTGTTGCTTTTATGACAGTCAATTTTAAAAATTTTCCCGGCGTTGGGTTTAAGCATCAGGACAATGCAGAAGTTGAGACAGATATGGCAGTAAGTTATTATAAGCTCCAGATTGATGGCAAAGACTACATTGAGGTTGATGCCTTTGCAAATATCTGGAAAGTAGAAGGAGAGGACATTCTCGCAAAATACAAAGCTAACATAGGAGCATAATATGAAAGAAATAATTTTGCCATCAGGTAAAAAAGCAACAATTCGTGAGGGGAAAGGAAAAGATTTACTAAATGCACAAAGGAAAGCTCGTTCAGCTGAAGAAATTCTATATGCATTACTTGCAGAACTTACAGAGATAGACGGTCAAAAACTCATTTACGAAGATTTACTTGAATTAGACCTTAAAGATGTGCTTGCGCTTCAATCTGCTGTGGTAGGGGATTTTTTCTCTTATCAGCCCAGCACATTATCCACCTCTCAAGAGTTACAGGCTGGGGAATCTCAGAAATCAAAGAAATGAGCCTTGAAGAGTTAAGTTTTTGGATAAAGGAATGTATAGAATATTCTAAAGCCTATAATGAAGCAATAGAGATTGAGGACAGAATATAATGGATAAAATTTTTGAGGTGGGAATAGCACTTGTTGCTTTTGACAAAATGTCAAAAGTGATAAAAGATGCCTGCGGGACTGCAACGCAGGCATTTTCTCAATTACAGGAGAAAATCAAAAAAACATCTGAAACACTTGCGGTTGTTGGCACTGCTTCTTATTTTGCAGGGCAGCAAATTTTAAATGCTACAAAAAAACCCATCTCAGCTTTTATGGAGCTTGAAGACGCCTCTACACAATTGAAAGTGACTTTAATGAAAGACGGAGGTGAAATATCAGAATTATTTGGTGAGATAGATAAAAAAGCTCGTGAACTTGGAATGCGACTGCCAGGGACAACAGCAGATTTCTATAAAATGGCTTCAAAATTAAAAGCTTTAGGGGTAGAGGAAGAAGCAATCGTTGGAGGTTCGTTAGAGTCTGCAGCTTATTTGGGCGTGGTTTTAAAATCTATGGGGGTTTCATATGAGCAGACAGCAGAATATGTTGCAAAATTTAGAGAAGCTCTTGGCATAGCAGATAAAGACTTAATTAAATTTATGGATGTAATTCAAAGGCTCGCTCATATGGGAGTTAATGTTGAAGAAATGAAATACGCCTTTGCAGATTTGGCAGGGACATTAAAGCCTCTTGGGTTGCAAGGGCTTGAATCGTCAAAAGAGATAGCTCCTCTTGTTGGGATGCTCATAAAAATGGGCAAGACAGGAAGGACTGTTGGGAATGCGCTTGGAGATATGATTAAAGCTGGAATGGATGCATCCAAAGTGCAAAAAGCAAATGAAATTTTATCCCGTTATGGAGTAACACTTGATTTTGTTGATGAGCAGACAGGAAAGTTTAAAGGGATAGCAAATTTAATAGGACAGTTATCACAGCTAAGGGATCTTCCAGAAGCAGTAAGAATGGAGGCGGCAAAAGCATTAGGTGGGGCTGGTGAAGTTGCAGACATTATTAATATTATTGCGACAGAAGGAATCGAAGGATATAACAAAATGATTAATAAAATGGCTAAGCAAGCAGATTTACAAAAAAGAGTTGATGCCCAGCTTGGCACATTACGGAATCTTTGGGAGGCTTTTACAGGCACAATGCAAAATAGCCTCGCAATTATAGGAGAATCTGCAGCCCCACTTTTAAAAGGGTTGGCTAATCTTTTCAATATTATTGCAGACAAAATTGGGGATTTTGCTGAAAAGCATAAAACTCTAACAAAAATATTTTCAATTGGAGCAGTTGTAATTGGTGGCAGTTTAATGGTGTTTGGAGCATTAGGTATTGCTCTTTCTGTGATAATGAGAATGGCAGGAGGAGCAATAGGGGGGATATCTGGATTTATTAAAGTTGTTAAGTTTGCAATTCCCATTGTGGGAACAATGGCAAAAACTTTAATATTAGCAACAAAAAGCTTTGCAATTTCCGCAATTTCTGCTGTAAGGGCTGTATCGGTGGCTCTTTTCACAACACCGATTGGATGGATAATTCTTGGCATAACAGCTTTGGTCGCAGCGGGCTATTTACTCTGGCGAAATTGGGATAAAGTAAGCAAGGCTTTAGGGTCAGCATGGAACTGGCTCAAAGAAAACTGGAAAAAGGTTCTGCAAGTCTTTTTATATATTAACCCCATCACAGCACCAATTATGGCGATAAGGAAACTTGTTCAATATGTTTTTGGGATAGATCTCTTTCAGGCTGGGAAAAAGATTATAGAAAGCTTATGGAAGGGGATACAATCCGGTGCCATGAAGCCAGTTGAAGCTGTAAAAAGCGTAGTTCAAAAAATCAGAAACTTCCTTCCCTTTTCTCCAGCGAAAGAAGGTCCATTTAGAGACTTGGATAAGGTGAAGCTGATTGAAACTATAGCGGGTGGAGTAAAGGCAGCTCCACTGATTGAAGCAATGAAAAAAGTAGCAACACAAGCAAAACAGCCATTGATTCAACCTGTGAAACAGATGCTAGTAATGCAACCACAAGGAGGGACAAAACCAGCAAGCACTGTCACTGTTAATTATAGCCCTACGCTCAATATTTCTGGAGCAACTGCTCAAGCAAAAGAAGATTTTCTCTCAATTCTCAGACAGCATCAGAATGAATTATTGAAGCTTATACAGGATGCACAAAACAAAGCAATGAGGGTGGCTTACTGATGTATGCACAGCTTGGAGACATAAAATTTGAGCTGATAACATATTTTGATGGACTTGATGCATCAAAAAAAATAGACTACGCTGAGCATGCAACAATTGAAGGGAAACCTAAACTTCAGTATATAGGAGAAAATCTTGAAGAGATTACTCTTAAGTTCAGTTTTCATACTGACTTTTGTAATCCTCAAGAAGAATTAAAGAAGCTTAAAGATGCAGCATCAAAATATGAGCCTCTGGCGTTTATATTTGGCAATGGAGCATACAAGGGTAAATATGTGATTGAAGAAATCACAGATACCGTAATTCATACTTTTCAAGATGCAACCTATATAAATATAGAGGCGCAGGTAAAGCTCAAAGAATGGATTGAGGATAAAGCCATAACATTCAAAATAGCAAAAAAATCTGCAAAGAAATCAACGGCAATGCAGAAAAAAAAACCAAAATTTGAAAGCGTTGAAGAAAAAAATAAAGATAATATCCCATTTAAAAAGATTGTTAGGCAGCAATGACTTACGATAAATATTATGAATATATAACAAAAGAAGGAGACCGTTGGGACTTGATAGCTTATCAGTTTTACGGCAATGCAATGATGTACGAGCCGATTGTTGTTGCAAATCCTGAAGTTCCAATAGTGCCAATATTCCCAAGTGGAATAAAGCTCCGCATCCCGGCAATTGAGGTGAAAAACGAAATTGAGGAGCTACCGCCGTGGAAAAGATAAGGCGACCCATATTTTTTATAGAGTATGAGAAAAAAGATATAACCGCATATATAACGCCTTTTACCCTCTCTGTCACATATACTGACTATGTTCATGGCAAATCTGACGAAATTGAGCTTAAGCTTGAAGATAGAGAGCACATCTGGAAGTCTTCATGGTATCCACAAAAGGGTGATCTGATATCTCTAAAAATTGGCTACGAAGGAGAGCCACTTCTTCCCTGCGGCTCCTTTGAAATAGATGAGATAGAGCTTTCAGCCCCCCCCGATGTCGTAAGCCTAAAAGGACTTTCAACAAATATCAAAAAGGCATTAAGGCAGGACAATACTAAGGCATACGAAAATAAAACTCTCAAGCAGATTGCCGAAGAGATAGCAAAAAAGCATGGGTTTGAGCTTGTTGGCGAAATAAAAGAGATTAAGCTTAAACGCATCACACAGAAACAAGAGCGTGACTTGAGTTTTCTTAAACGACTTGCAGAAGAGTATGGCTATATCTTTAAAGTCGCTGATGGAAAATTAGTTTTCTATGAGATTGGTAAGCTTGAATCTGAAAATACAGTATTTGTGATAGACAGAAAAAACATGATTTCTTTTTCGTTCAGAGACAAAACTTATGAACTTTATAAAGCCTGCGAGGTTTCCTATCATGAACCTAAGGCAAAACAATTGATTACGCATACTGAAAAAGCTGATGGAGTTGTAAAAGGCGACATTCTCAAAATCAATGAGAGATGCGAGAACAAAGAACAGGCAGTTGCTAAAGCGAAAGCACATCTCAAGAACAAAAACAAACTTCAAACAGAAGGAACAATTACGCTTATTGGTAATCAAAAACTTTGCGCTGGGCTTAACATAGAAGTGACAGGACTATATGTTCTGAATGGGAAGTATCATATTGAAACCGCTAAACATACAATAGACAGATCATCGGGATATAGAACAGAACTGGAGGTACGGCGTGTATAGAGTAGGCATTGTTGTAGCAATAGACGAAAAAAAAGCAATGGCAAGGGTTAGATGGACAGATATAGATGGCGAGGTTTCATATTGGCTCCCTGTCATGCAGAAAAAGACCCTAAAGGATAAAGAATACTGGTTACCCGAGATTAATGAACATGTTGTATGTCTGATAGATGACAATGCAGAAGAGGGCGTAATTCTTGGGGCTATATATTCTGATGCAGATACCCCACCGGTGCAGGAGAAAGAAAAAAACCACATAAAATTTGAAGATGGTACTGAGATAGAATATGACAAGTCCAGTCATAAATATAGAGTCTATGTCTCTGATGGAGAGATTGAATTAATAGCAAAGAAAAAAGTGACAATCAAATCCCCGATTATTCGTATGCTTGGATTTTCACCATCTGATATAGCATTTGAGGGCGATTTCCGTTTGGTTGGCAATCTCTATGTTGAAGGGAATATTCATGCCACTGGAGCAATAATAGATGATGGTGGCAATACAAACCACCATAGCCACTGAGGGGAGAAATGAAAACAATTGACCAGATATCCGCAGTTGACTGGCAACCAAAACTTGGGGATATTGGAGAGGTCGTTGAAGACATTGCTGATGTCAATCAATGCATTCGTATCATTCTTTCTACCCCAAAAGGTTCTGACCCTCACAGACCAGAGTTTGGCGCAGATATATGGAAATATATTGACTACCCAGTGAATGAGGCAATCCCAAACATAATTCGTGAGGCAATAGATGCTATAAATACATGGGAACCACGAGTTAGAATGAAAAACATTCGTGCAGAAGTGATTGGATCTCAGGTCATATTCCGCATAGAATGGATTCTCAAAGAAACAGAACAAACACAGTCACTGGAGGTGATAGTATGAGCCTTCCTGAACCAAATTTCATAGAAAGAGATGCAGAAAAAATCACACAGGAATTAATCAGGCAATATGAAACCCTGACAGGGAAAACACTATACCCTGCTCAGGTAGAACGCTTACTTATTGACTTGATTGCATACAGGGAGATGCTTTTGAGGATTGGCATCCAGGAAGCAGCAAAACAGAATTTGCTTGCCTATGCCCGTTTCCCGATGCTTGATTATCTTGGCGAACTTCTTGGCGTCTACAGGCTTTCTGCTCAACCTGCAAGGACAACTCTCAGGTTTACTCTTACTGAGAGCCAAAGCTTTGACATGCTGATCCCAAAAGGAACTCAGGTTGAGACAAAAGACGGAAAATATATTTTTGAAACTGATGCAGATGCAACAATTCCTGCTGGGCAAGTATCCGTTGATGTATATGCCACATGCACACAGACAGGCACAGGAGCAAACGGATATAGCGCAGGAGATGTAAATCCCCCAATATCAATCATTCCTTATCTTGACAAGGTTGAAAACATAACAATTACATACGGGGGCTCAGATGAAGAGGACGATGAAAGGCTAAGGCAAAGGATTAAAGAGGCACCAGAACGCTTTAGCTCTGCAGGACCAAAAGGAGCATACCGATGGTATGCCATGACAGCACATCAGGATATAGTGGATGTATCTGTGATTAGCCCTTCTCCTGGCGTTGTAAATGTATATCCTCTTATGAAAGACGGCACTCCCACTCAAGAGATTCTTGGACTTGTTAGCAATATCCTTAGTGATGAGCGAGTTCGTCCACTGACAGATATGGTTCAGGTATTTGCACCTACAAAGGTTGACTTTCAAATACAGGCAAATCTCACACTATACAACTGGGCTGATTCTGGAACAGTTCAAAAGATTTGTAGTGATAAAATACAGCAATATATAAATAACATGAAATCACGACTTGGACAAGACATTGTAAGAAGTCAGATTATTGCACTCTTAAACAGCGTTTCAGGAGTTTATAAATGCGACCTTATTCAGCCCACTCAGGATAGAGTCCTACACCCCAATGAATGGGCAAACTGCACAAATTATGAAAATACCATAATAGGAAGCACGGAGGGATAATGGCTGACAAAAGACTAATTCCGCCCGGAATAAAAGACCTCAATACTGAAACACTGAATGAGCTTATAGAAAGACTCGGGACCCTTGACCTTACGCCACTTCTTGTATATATCATTGACCATGTTGATTCTTCAGCTCTTCCTCACCTTGCATGGCAATTTCACATAGAAGGCTGGGATATTGCAAAAACCGAACAAGATAAAAGAAATCTCATAAAGCGTGCAATAGAACTACACCGCTACAAAGGCACAAAATGGGCTGTCATAAATGCTCTGTCTGCCGCAGGATATGAGGCAGACCTAAAAGAATGGTTTGAGTATCAAGGCAATCCATATCGTTTTAAAGCATATCTTCTAAATAAACCGATACAAAGCGACAAAGAATATCAAGCACTAAAAGCAGTAATTGACGAATATAAAAATGAACGAAGCTGGCTTGATAGTGTTGGGACAATGCATAGGCACACTGGGACATTCAAGGCAGGGGCAACAGTTTGGAACGGGAAAAGATATATGATAGGCATAAATTCTCCAACTTTCAATGTAAAATCTCAACAGATATACGGCGGATATGCTTTTAGAATGGGCATATATACAGCAATAGGAGTGCAAAATGGCTAATTTTTCAGGAACAATAATAACAAATAAGGGGCTTAACTTACTTGCAAAAGCACTGCGGGGAATGCAACTAATATTCACTCGTGTTGCCCTGGGTGACGGCATATGGCAAGAGCCACATAATCCTGCCGAAATGACTTCCCTTGTATCTGAAAAGCATAGCATACAAATTCAGGGTATAGAAGTTGTTGGCAATGGCACAGCAAGGATTAGAGCTGTGTTTGTAAACAATGTGTTGCAAAATGGTTTCTTTGCAAGAGAGTTAGGTGTTTTTGCACAGGATCCTGAAGAAGGAGAAATTTTATATGCTGTATCATATGCAGGAGACAAAGCAGATTATTTGCCGCCAAGTGGTAATATTGTTATAGAAAGCATTATTGATGTTTTTGTTATTGTTAGCTCTGCAGAAAACGTAACCGCGTGGATTAATGATACTGTCGTACTTGCAACAAAAAAGGATATTGTTGAGCATAATGAATCTTTAATATCGCATCAGAATATACAGCAACAAATATCTGCACATAAAAATTCTCCAAATGAACATAATATTCCGCAACAGATTTCATATGCAATTGAGAATCACGAACATGCTCAATACACAAAAAAATATCTTCACTTCCAGCAAACACCCGCCATTGAATGGGATGTTTTACATAATCTGGGTGCAACATATTGTATTGTAAGGGCATATTCTGAAGACTCTGAAAATGTATATATAGATGGATATTGCGGCGCAGGTGTTTTTTGTGGACAAGATGGAGTTTATTGTGGGCAAGGAGCTACAATTAGTGCTATAAAATTGACAGATATTCCGTATTCTGACATTTTAGTGATTTCACAAAATAAGTTAAAAATAAGATTTAGCGCTCAACAGCAAGGCAAAGCAATTATTATAGGAGGCGTTTTATGAGGGGAGCACCAAAATGGCTAAATAGCAAAGAGGATGTATTATATTGCGTTCAGCTTGCAATTGAAGGGGGGCTGGATAAAGAATCAGTGAAAAAGAAACTTCAAGACATTCTTTCTGACGAACAGGTATATATGTATAAAAATGTTGTGAATGAAGGATATACCCCTTCTGAAAATG